TCCGCCAGTCCATCTATCAGCATTTGTATTAGGGTCTACTCCTATCATACCAATAAATATTCCTGCAGCAAGTGCAATTAATCCTCTGACCCACCATTTATTACTTATAAAAGTTACTGTGGCTAGTGCTAACATAGTAAAAGCCCATAACTCAGGGACTCCAAATATTAGTATTAAATTAGTATACCAAGGCAATAAAAAGAAAGTAAGTGATCCCCAAAGTAAACCGTTTATAGTAGATGTTGTAACAGCAGCGCTAATAGCGTATGTAGCTTTACCTTGTAGCGCAAGAGGAAAACCATCTATCATTGTTGCAGCAGCTGAATTAGCACCTGGAATACCTAATAAGACTCCTGTATATGTATCTCCTGTAGTACTGGCAGCAACTACTGCCATAACAAAAATAACAGCTAGATATGGATCTGGAAATAGTGTAATAAAGCTAAATAGAAAAATAAGACCAGTAGTAGCGCCTGCTCCAGGAATTATGCCTATTAGTAGTCCATAAAAAGTCCCTGAAAGTAGTGCTAGAATCTCTGGCATTTATTCGTATTCCCATTTAAATCTCCCACGAGTGCTTTCCCTCATATTTGTAACTTTTTTATTATACACTTCCCCGTAGTGATAAGCAAGAGATTTTGTCCATTTATTGTACCATGGTAATATAGAACCATCAAAGTTAGGATAGTTAGGATTTACTTTCATACATAGCACACCCTCTGGGGTAAGTAGTTTCATAGTTTTTCTAATTTGTATGTCTATTAAATCTAAACTATGAAAGTGAAAAACCCCATAAGAAATTATGAGGTCATACTTTTCTTTAGTTTTAAAATTTAAAAAATCTATATGTTTATCTGCTGTATCAATATAAGCATCAATACCTAAAAAATTACCTGTAGCAAATTTTTTATAAGGATTGTGACCACAGCCAATGTCTAATACATTTTTAGCTGCTAAGACTCTGTTTACCACAGTTTCATCAACTTCTTGAGTTTTCCACTGATTAGCAAACCATTTCATACTGGTGGTCATTTAAAGAATACTTCCGAGTTATGAGCTTTGTCATCTACCCAGATATCGTAATGTTCCTTTTTTCCTACTGATAATTCATGGTATTTACAACCCCAACTATCTAATTGATTTTTAGTCATTTCATAGTAATCAACACCACTAACTGCTCCTCTTGCAGTCATATATTTAATAGTGTGACCCTCTTCATATAGCTTGTTTATTCTAGTGATTCTTCCGTCAATAGGTGTATGATTTTCATAATCCCATTTACCACTGGGCAATTGATGCGCACGACAGATAGTACCATCAATATCTACAATATATTTCATGACTAGTCCTTATAAATTGTTATCATGTATGTATAGTTGAAGAAGTGCATAGTGTAACACCTTCATTAGATCTTTACGAGCATCGTCTCTTGTACCTTTATTTAAATATCTACTTGCATATTTATCTACATTTCCCATGCAGAATCCGGTGCCATGACCTTTATCTATAATGTTTTCCATAGATTGAATTTTATTGGTATTATAATGTGAGGCATAAGTACTATCAATATAGTCTGTAAACTCTTCTATAAGTTTGTCTTCACTAAACTTATAGACATCTGTTTTAGGTCCAATATTTATAGAACCATCTTCTTGACGTTGCATCACCACCTTAATACCTAAATCTTCAATCTCTTCTTTTGTGTATTGATTATGAGCAGGTCTAGCAGCAGAGTCCCAACCAATTGTTTGTGGTTCCGGTCTAATATCATTTGGTGATATTGGTTTCATATCTCTTCCTATTTCCCATCTATCTGTTGTTCCTTGGTGTCTACCATATACGACACCATCTACTCGTTCATATACTAAGCCAACACCTGGTTTAAGTGTTCCCATTAGCCGATCTTCTTTTTAATGGCATCAAGTAGTTTACTTAAATTTTCTTTTTTATTTAAATTAGTTCCTGCTACCTCAACTGCTAAAATCTCTTCAAGTTCTCTCAACATAACTTTTACAGTTAGTGATTTATCTTCTTCTTCTAATTCAGGTTTTTCATATATTTTAAGTTGTACTAATTTACTTATGACACTTCTATATCCTTTTTCAAATATAGACGCTAATTCGTGTACATCTTTAATTTCTTCTTCAAGATAAAGCCTAGTTAGTTCAGCTTCTTGCTCGTCATTCCAAGCTTTAATACTCATATTCGTTCTCCAATTCTTCAAATTCCAATTCTAATTGATTATTCCATATATACCTCTGTGCTACTGCTTCTGCAGCGTCATTTAAAAGAGGTATTAAAGAGCTAACTTCATCTGCTGGAATAGAAAATCCTGTCTTAGTAGGAAACCACTGTCCTGTATCTCCATCCATTGTATAATCTCTTATATGTAGATATAGTTTATCTCTAAATTCATTAATAGTTACTTTTACTGCATTACCATTTGGTTTGTGGAATGCAGTGCCAAAGTCTATATTCATATTGTTACTACTTTTTCAGTGCTTATAAAATCTCTTGCCCAAGCTGTAACTGGGTATAACTTAAATATCTGCACTAAAGCATATCTAGTTTCTGTAGTTGACTCATTTGACATACCATGAGCCACTAAATCAGGGTCAAAAAATATAGTCTCTCCTTGTTTTAACCATTGAAGTCTACGTTTCTTTTCTGTATCTATAAATTTATATGTAAAATCTTTACTTGCAGTAAGAGCTGTAATACTTCTTATCATATAATCATTTTTATCTTTTACTGCTGTATTATTGCCATCACTATGTAAAGGAATCTCTTGTCCTGGTAGTTGCCTATGTATTCTCACTCTAGTAGTTTGTAGTTCGAAATGATCTACTAATCTTTTAACTTGCGGTATTTTATCGTATAAAGCTGTATACTTAAAATCATCAGGATTCTCTAAAGGATTAGATCTATAAAAATCAAATACACTTCCTGATTCACTTTTTACTGATATAGCATCTACATGGCCTGCAAGATCTTGATCTGTATGTTTTACAAATTTAAGTTGTTTAACCCAGCTATTATCAAATTCTAATCTTGTTTTAGCTTTTAATAACATAATCTTTTATCTGACCCCCCTCTACAGGTTTATCCATAAAATCTTTACCTAATATCCATATATCAGGATTTTTATTTTTAATTTGATTAATCCATGTACTATAACTATTCGTAACTCCTTTTAAACCTTGAAGGTAATGAGCATTTACTGTATGAAATGCGTTACTCCACCAAATTAAACTATCAGGATCTGCTATAATTTTATTTGTTATTGAAGTAGGATCTTTACAAATATTTACATGAGTAAACGTATGTTTTAATTTTTTATATCTATACCAGTGCTCTTTAATATTAGACTCACCTTTCCACCAATTAATTTCTCGTTCCCACAAATTTTGATCAGTTTCATTTTCTGTCATAGTACCATGTGTTTCATTAAATGAATAATGTTTTCTTGCCCAGTTAATAAAAGAAGGATAGTCCTCCCCATCCCAATGTTTAAACATCATACTTTTATAAGCTAAAGCAGGTTTACTATAATCATAAAAATTTACTATAGTATCTTCTTCAAAACCAAAAGTATTTAATATCATATGAGGTTTAAAACTAGCAGCTAATGTATATAAATTTTTTATAGGTTTGTTTAATTTACAGTATTTTAAATCTAAATATGTTTCCGTATTCCATAAAAACACACATTGAGGTGCATAATTTACTATATTATTAATCCATGATAATTGTTTTTGTAAATCCTCAATACTACTAGTAGGATATACAAATTCTTTTGCATCTCTAACTTTAGGGTGAAAATTATAAACAGTTAGTCCATTTTCTAAACTAGTATTTATAAAATTCCAACCACTTACTAAAGGAGTACAAACTTTTGTTTCTTCTGTTGGTATTAATGATAACGGTGTATAATCATCATGTATATCTTTAATATGTCTATTAGCAGCAGCTAAATGTTCAGGTTTGTCTAATTTATGTTTAGCATCTCCCCATACAGGTTTATTAAATTTTTTATAATAATTTAAATTAACTAATATACATTGTTTATGTAAACCATAATAACCATTTCCTTCTGCCCAGTTACTATTAGGAGTCTCTTTATCCATAATATGACCTGTAACAAAAAAGTTTTTCTTTTCCATCCATTTTTCAAGTAGTCTAAAGAAACTAGCTTCTCTGATTATATGTCCTACGGATTGTACTATACAAAATTCTACATCATGTTCTACCGCTTTATCTAAAACTTCATTAACTGAATTTCCATATATAATAGGACCAAAATATTTAAATCTAGTAAAAAATCCAGTAATTTCTGCTCGTTTTTCTTGTATAGTCATATTCTTAGACGCAAAAGCTGGATCATCAAATATAGCCACTACATAGTTTTTATTTAAACCCATTTTTCGCATAACTATGCTCTACTAACTCTTTAAATTGTTTGTTTATTTTGCCATGTACTATCATATGGTATCTGTCTTCATCACTTTTATTATATACAGCATGTGTATTACCTACATCTAATAATAATGCTTTTCCAGGACTAAAAGGAGTAAATCCTTTATGACCTTTCATTTTCATTTTACACCCATCTGGATTATTCAATGCTATATTTATAGGAGATAACTTATGTATATTAGTATCTGTATGAGGTGTGATATAGCCTTTCGGCTCTAATAACATAAATCTAACTCTATAATAAGTATTATAAGGAAAGTAGGCTTCAAAAAACTCTTTAGTTATAGGACATTTTGTACAAATATCTGTCCAATTATAAGGAGTCTCATCATTTGATCTATATCCATAGTGTTCATAGTGATTAGTTTTATAAGAATCTATTCCGTGTATACACAGACTTCTCCAACCTTTATGACTATATCCTGACCCATTATCTTCATCACGATGTTTAACAAATTTATCTTTTAGAGCAATAGCTTCTTGTAGCATTTCTTCGTGAGGAACTTCTATATCTAGCTCTAGCCAAGGAAGACCACTTTCATTTACAATATTATTATAATTCACGAAATGCCTGCTTCTAATAACATAGATTCATCAAATGCAAAACTTGTTCCACAACCGCAACTAGCTTTAGCGCCTGGATTTTCTACTTTTAGTTGCTTACTTAATCCTGATGTATCTAAATCTATAATACTTCCATATAGATACTTTAAACTAATAGAATCAATAACTGATGGAGGATTTTTTGAAAATTGTATATCATCTTTTTTAGGATGTGTTTCTGTATCAAAGGCATAATTAAAACCAGAACAACCCCCACCATCTACTGCAAATCTAAAATATTGTCCTTGTTCTAGTACTTCTGTAATATATATTTGAGCTTTAGGAGTAATAGTGGGCAATTGCCCACTAACTTCTTCATTAAATATTGGGACATTACCATGAAAATCATCAATAATTTTTTTATCTAAACTAGGTACTTCAGAAGATTTACTACTTATTGTTTCTTTCTCTAAGTTTGCAAAAAATTCATCTAATTCATCCATTATACTCTCCTTATAATTTTATACTATAGTAAATTATTAGAAAGTCAATATCTAACAATATTATCTCTATTAGCAACTTGATTAAATACAGTTACATAGTCTTCTACAACTTTATCCCAAGTATTAATCATATTCATAGCATCTTTTTTAGAATAAATTTCTTCTTCTTTATTATGAGAGTGATATATCATTTTAAGACCATTTGTTAGTGCATTAGTATTAGGCTCATTATAAAAAGTATGAGTACTCATACCTGTCATAGCATCTCCAGGTTTCATAGCAAAAACATTAGAATCAGTTATATCTACATGTTTTTTTTCTACTGGAAGTTTAAAACCTGTCTCTTCTGTTACAAAATCATCTGTAGGGCCACCATCAGATACTACAGGTACACAACCACAAGCCATTGCGTCTTGTACATGCATACCAAAACCTTCTGCTCTATATGGATGTACTAATATATCAGATGATTTAAATAGTGCAGCCATTTCTTCATCAGATAGATCTTCATCAATATACTGTACTTCTGAACATCCTGTTTTATACTGCATTTTAACTATCTCATTTAATATATTACTTTGTCCATATATTTTAGGATTATCTTTAATAGTTAATGTTGCTTTATCAAATTTTTTAAAAGCATCTTTCCAAGAGTTCATAAGTATATCTAATCCTTTTCTCCATTGAGAATTTCCTACATATACAAAATTAAATTTATTTTTATTTATATATTTACTTTCTGAATTATCTTCATTCCTATTAAATAATTCTTTATTGTATCCATTAGGTACTACAAATAAATTTTGTGGATTAAGTCCTGCATTTGAAAATACTGTTGATATAAATTTACTTGGAACAATTAAAGCATCTGCAAAAGTTTCAAATTTATATTGCCATTCAAAAGGTGCTTTAGTATATTCCCAAGGTTGTATAAATACTACTTTAGTTCTATCACTTGCAGGCCATTGCCAAATAGGAGGATAAGAATGTCTCAACTGAATATCAGGTTCACCTGTTTCAGCTTGTTCTAATATCTTTAGTTGTTTAACTATATTTTTATCTAGTTTATACTCAGGGTCATAACCATCCAAAGGAGTAATAGATATTTCCCAATCAGGGTGCGTTTCTGCTAGTTTAATAACCAGATTTCTATTAATAATAGAAAGTGAGTGATTATCATAAAATTTTCCTACAAAATCAATTATCATATTAATATGCCCTATCTAAATGTTGTTCTATATAATTTGTTACTTGTTCTGAGGGAATAGACCTAAGAATAGGCCATTGTGCTGTTCCAAGTCCTGACGATTTAAAATTATGTAATTCTTCATAGTTATCTA